TTCAATCATTGCCTGATTGGGTATTTGCTTCCAACTACCGGCACTCGTAAACGTCCCGCCCTGGAACTCCCATGTTTCTACTTTTCCATCTGAATTGATGAATGACACCTTCAGCCCGATATTTCTAAGTTCTTGCGGGACTTGGGCGATGGCGCCTTCCAGACTGTACTTGTTGCTTCCGTCGATTCCCGAAGTCGGATGCTGGACGGAAATATTGTACTCGGTAGTTCCTTTTACCCTCTGCTGATGCTCTTCCTGCTGTTTGTTTACCATTTGGAGAAGCTGTTCTCCGACCAGTGCGGCCGTATTGGATTCCGGAAGTTCATTCTGCCTGATTTTATTTGCTCCGGAAATCAACTGTTCATAAGATTGTGTAGCCATATCATTTATAAGTTTTATCAAAAGTTTCGTCAAAAGTTCTATCCAATAAAAAAGCCTTGCGGCAGTTTATAGATTTATAAGGCTCGGACAACGGTATTGCCGCAATGACTCCGTAGAGCTGGTTATCGGAATTTACAACATAATCCGCTTCCACCTCTTCGAGTGAGAAGGCAAGCCATTGGCGGTTCTTCCGTTTGTCTTCAAGTATCTGGTTGAATATCTCGTCAAGAATACGTTCACACTTTTCAAGAACTGTTTCTATCTGAACGTAATCGGAAGTGTCGGATACATGTTCCACTACAAACAACAGGTAATTCCGGTCTTTTTTATAAGCTCCCGGACCACCGCCGTAACCGAATCCGTAACCACGGTCCAGAATCACCGCCGGATAATGGAGCACATTGTCCAATGCCGTATGCTTCTCCCTTTCGGATGAGAGGAAGTGCACCTCACCGTTCTTCTTGTGCCGGATGTCAATGTGCCTTTCGGCCAATTTCTCTATATACTCTGAAAATGTCATTTTTTCTGTTTTTGAGCATCACATATTCTCTTATTAAGTAGGCGGAATGCAGTTGCCACCGGCATTGCCTGGTATTTCTCCATGACCGCCACATCATCACCGACAAAGGCATCGAATATGTCGAGCCAATTGACCGACGGTGCAGCCGGCTTCTTTTGCCCGCCCTTCGGTTCCCGTTCGTCATCCAGCGGAAACAGGAAAGGAAAAGCTTTCGAGAGCCACCTCTTGACAAAAACGTAGTTCAGGAATATGGCGTATTTGATATGCCTGTCAATCTTTGCCACCTTCATTACCCGTTTTTGCAATATCAGGGGTTTCTGACGGCTAAATAAGCCGTTTTTTCTGCCTGACGGTAGGACAATATACTCGTTACCCTTCAGATATAACATTGACACGAAAATATCCAATGATGAATCCTTGCCGTCACGGACATATCGGTTGAAAGCCGTGTCCACGTGCATGAAATGTTCAAAACACATTCCTTTCAGACGTTCACCCGGCGCCTTGAGCCCCGCTACATCGGAAAGTATGAAATGGTCCATCCGGACACGACAGTCACTGATGAACTCTACAAGCTCGCCCAACTTATACCTGTAATAATTATCGGAACCGGCTCCGGACGGCAGGGAATAGAACTTCTTCAGGAATAATGATTCATCCATTTCCTGAAGATACAGCTGCGACACGAGCAGGAACTGTTCCGGTGTCAGTTCTTCCCATTTCTCAGGTACCGGGTACGTCACTTCACGTCGGATGCCAAGGCTGCAGTATTCAATGCGAAGCTCTTTCATGTCCAGAATGTACGTTTATGGTTATTATCCCGGTCGAATATCCTCCTGGGATCACCGGCATATAGCTCTGAAAAATAACAGCGTGCCGCCCGTAGCAGAGCCGTCATGTACATATCCGCATCCGCCTTCAGGTTCTGAATCTGTACAGCTACTCGTTCCGCATCAACGGGTTTCCTTTCCTCATTGCCTTTTTCACCAGGCTGTACCGTAGTGAAGTACAGTCCCCGGTCCGTTATGCTGCCCGTTTCCATCAACAGACGTCTGACCGCCATCGCAACAATGTAGCGGGAACAGGCCAGGCGCAGACGTTCCACATCTTTCCGCCGCCCGTCATCTTCAGAAGGATTGACCAGCCCGTCAATCAGATGTTCGTATAGTTTGTCACCGATAGCCGGCTGAAGCAGCATTTCCTCGACAAACTTCAGATGCGGCTGTAAACGCAGGAAAATAATCCGGCTGCCATTGATAAAACAGACGTCATTAACATCCGCGGTACTGCGAACGATGGCGGATTTACGGTCCTGATAAGCCTGCGAGGTCGCGAACTCCGGATATTCCGCTATATGGGTATACAGGAACTCAAGTAGTTCGTCAAGCGCATTGAATCCTTTGTTCCGTAACGATGTCCGCAGGTTATCTTCCTGATACTTGTACACCTGCTGGAATGACTCGTTGTTGTCAGACTTCTGTCGCTGGAAGCCTGCATCGGTGATTCGCATGCTGATTTCATCAAAGTCATTCCAGAACGCCAGGTTTGCGTTTGCCCGCTTGCAAATCTCCAGCAGGCGGCTGTCCAGCTGCTCCCGTTCGGTTGCCCCTTCAGTATTCTGTTCCAGTACATCCGGATTCGGACCGAATCTGTATATCTCAACCACTTCACCCGCCATCGCATCGCCCAATAGCGGTACAAGGTACTGCCGGAAAGCATTCCGAAGCGGTGCTTCCATCATGTCAAAGGAGATGGCGGTGTTCACCTTCATCACCGCTTTCAACTCCTTGCCGTTGTTCCATTTTTCTGCACTGAATATCATTAGCTCAATGTTTTTTTGGTACCGCTGCCAGTATCAAGGGTTACTAAAACAGTATTGCGGAAACGCAACTCACATTCCGGCATACCGTTCATCTTTATGTAGAGTTCTATCGGGTCCAGGATATTCTGCCGGTCAATCCACGCATTGGCTATATTTACGAGGAATGCCTCGCGGATATTGGAACCGCCCTGGTTGCCCGCGTATGTACCGCCGGGCATACCGGCACCGAGCACATTGGGATTGACCATTAGGGCGAATAGGATTTCCGAGTTGGCGGCTGCCGACACAGGCAGATTATCACTGCCCTGGTATTTATTCTCCAGCGGTTTGATTTTCCATTCTTCCTCAATCCTGCCGTTCATCTCGTTCACGGCATAATGCGAGAAAATGGGTTTTTCCGCATTATCCGGGCCGCAAAGGTTCTGCTCCACAGAGTCCATGTACTTCTGTATGGCCGCCTCACGTTCCTTGGCCGAATAGTCCTTGGACGGATATTTTTTCTCCCAATAGGAATACGGTATCTGTACATGCCACTTCCAGGTAATCTGGTTCTTGTAGGCTTTTTTGAGAAAATGGGGGATAAGATGGGCTATCTCCACCCATCCGCAGACGTAGGCAGGCCACCAAATAGGCATACCGTAAAGGTCATCATTGCTCCAGCTGTCACGCACCGGCATGATGAAACCATCCTTCATCTTTCCGGCAAACTTCAGTACCTCGGCGTGCATTTGCGGGTCATATTCGGACAATACATCCAGTCTGGTGTATTGCCCCTTGTCCGGATGCTGCGGCCAATAGCCGGAAACGATACACTTGCAGGCACCGTATTCGTCCATCTCGGAATAGCGTCGATAAAGAGCATTGACCGGATTGACTCCGGCAAAAGAGTTAACCGTTGCTGAAGGCACGAACTGGACGGCGCCGTTGCCGAACTTCAAATAGTCCCGCAGCACCTTCTCCATGTAGCGCCGCACGTTCCGGGATGAAATAAAAGCCTGTACCCGGCTGTCCGTAACGGGCTTCAGCATCTCGTTGCCGCCATCGTCGTAACCGGCCACTGTGCATGGATAAATACCCTGGCCGAGAGTCAGGTTACGGAGAAACTTCAATCCGGTATTGAGCACGCTGGTGTTGCCGATTTCCTCGGCCGCTTTCTGCGGAAAATCGTTCTCGTCTCCCCATGGGCGCACCTTCACCCCGTCGATGTCTATATAGGAGACATTCGACAAGTCGTATGGCGACAGGATCCGGGCACGGTCCTTCATCTCGTTCTGCGGGGTCCCCGTCGTCTCACCGAATATGTATGTAGATTGCATCAATAGAGGAATGCCGCTTGAATTAAACAGTATATTCATTAGAATACGATTTTCATTTTGTTATACTCCAGTATCAGGTCGATATCCACAGGGTAGGGGTGTCCTTCGGGATTACCCTTGCAGTCGCAGGGCTGTACACCACGGAGCTGGTATTCCTTCATGTTCATGCGTCCTGCACCACAAGCATATGCCTGAGGTATAAAATACACCTTGCCCACCTTACTGACAAATTTGATTGAGAAGATGCGCCGGCGCCCGCGTTCGTCCGTGCGGATATCCATATCGGCCAAAGCCAGATTTCTGCGTATTATTTCCATATTAAATCAGTTAAATGTATAGTCGAATGTTCGGTCAAAAATACCTTTCTTGTCATTGCGTATCCGTTCAAATTCCATGTGGTGGCGTTCCGAAGGGCGGTATGTCACAGTAACGCTGAACTTCTCACTTCCGTTCTTCCTGTGTAGTAGGTCCACATCCGTAACCACTATTTTTTTCTGTCCTGTAGCATCATATACACGAATATCGGTAGATGTTATCATATCCGTCAAAGCCTTGTATTTGGCAACAGTAAGATAACCGCTATTTACAGTTCTGACATCCCGTAGTTCGGGAGTCATCCTTGTATCTTCCTGCATGAATGATACAATTTCTCCTTCCAGTTCGGGATTGTATTCCACAAGTCCGGTCAAGGTAATAGTCTCTGGCAATCCAAAGTTGTTGAGATAGATAAATTTGCTCGTATTTCGGTAAAAACGTCTGTCCATACAATATCTAATTTGGTCTGTTTCGCTGGCACCGGTTGCCACTACCACGTCATAATAGAGTATAGCGTCTGCGGACACTCCGAAAAGGGATATAATCCGTGAAAGTGACACTCGTGCAGCAATCATCCCGGTGCGTCCGCCCAATGCGACGGACTTTCGGGTATATTTCTCCACTCCGTTACGGACATGTGCTACGCTGATATACAATGTCGTAGTATCATCTGCAAAGAACGGCAGGTATTCTTCCCGTCCTATAGCAGTATTTATGCTTTTATACCGGCTATAAATCATACCGGGCTCAGGTACGCTGGTTGAAACCCTGTTTTTGGAGTACCAGATTGTTACATTACGGTACACGACTGTATTTTTATCTTGGCAATAAATGTAGATGTTCCGTACGTCGCCTTTATAAAAATCATTCAATGCTGAAAAATCAGCGGGAGTGAAATAACAGCTTATTAGCTTGTCGAAATCTGACAATATAACCTCACCCGCTACGGGATAGAATCTTTCATGCCTCATGATATAGGTACCCGCCACACTCAGACTGATATCAACATATTCGTTTATACCGGTAATGACCACATCGGTCAAATTACCGGAAAAATACACTCCGCCATCGTCCAATCCCTGTATCACCATTTTTTTATGTCTTTAGATATACCTATTACCATAGCCTTGTTATACCAATCATATCCGGCTCTAAACTCCCAGGATTTGCGGCGGTATCCTGCCAAAAGTATGCAACTATGACTTCCCAGCAAGATACTTGCCGTCAAAGCATTGTTATGAACAACCGGCTGCCTATAATCCACCGTTACCGTTCGGTCAAGCAAGGCGTTATGTGATATTACATCCGCCAGTTCCACCCGCAGATAAGGGTATTCAATGATTGTATCCCGGTAATATTTCTCCGAAAAATAGTCTGCTAATATAGCCGCCGTATCCACATCAGCAGGTATTTCCCTGACAATCACTTTCGGCTCAGGTACTGCGGAATGTATTGTATCATGACAGATAACCGTTTCCGGAACACGGACAATACTCCGGCAGCGGGAACCGAACCAATGTCCTGTCCACCCGGCAAGAAATGCAATAACCGCACATAGAAATATGCACTTAATGTTCCGTCTCATCAACCTTTCTTTTGAATTTGTCCGTAACCGTCATCCATAATATCCCCACTTGCTTGATTAGCGTATCTTTCGGTTTACCGTCAATAATGGCAAGGTTTTCCAATATGCTGGTTACATGCTCCACGCAAAACCAGGTCATGACGAACACTTTGGCGATGGAAAAGAATACGGTAGCCAACAGCATTACAAAATCATTTTCCGCTATCGTTTTGCTTTCCAAATAAAAGGAATGGATAATGTAAATAATGGTCAGCCAGATGCATAGCTTAATGATGCACCGGGAGAAGCGGAAAGATTCAAAACCTATACCCTGAACCTTACTTGCCCGGATACCCGTCCACATCTCAGAAACAATCGCCACCAACATGGTCATTGCCAGGAAAGGAGTGATACCTATGTATTCGCTGATTATTGCAGTAATGGCACTGAAGGATATTGCAGGAAGTTGTAGGTTATACTTGAAGCTCGGAGCTATCGAAAGGAAGAAATCCTTTAATGAATCGTACCCGTAGGTACCGACGAATTTTGTGAAAAAACGTATCATATCTCTTTTTTGTCACAAAGATAGAATTCTGCCATCCGCTATCATAGGACAAAAAATCCCCTCCGTGGTTAAAGGAACGGAGAACAAAAAATACCTCTCTACACCCGCTTCCGTTTGTGAGTGCGCGAGCAAACGGAAGCGGGTGCCGCCCGCACCCGTTCCCCTACAAAATCCCTTCATCGCTAAAGCTGTAATAAGTATCTCCCGCTATTATAACATGGTCTATCAGCCTAATATCAAACACCTCACCCGCCTTTTTCAATCTCTCCGTTATATGCTTGTCGTCCCTACTGGGTTGTTTGTTCCCGCTCGGATGATTATGCACTACGACGAATTGCGTTGCGGATACTTCCACCAATATACGCATGATTAGCCTTACATCCGCCGCCGTCTGAGTTATGCCGCCAACCGACACCCGTACTTTCTTTATCACCCGTGAAGCGTTATTTAAAGCCAGTACCCAAAGTTCCTCATTCGGTAAATCCCACAAAAACGGATACATCAGCGCATTAATATCCTGACTGCAACGGATAGCGTCCTGTCCGTTATACCTGCTTTGCAGCCGCTTGTACAGTTCAATGGCAGCCGTAGCCACCTTTTTGCGGCCGGGTGTCAACGAGGAGAATAAACCGTTCAAATCATATTCCCCGCTTTGCTGTTCCGTCTCGGTGACAATTTTCTTATTGTTGGTTATCTCGTATATCAGTTCGCTGTCGCTCATGTAGCGGCAAGCACTATCAAACAAAGTTTCCATAACATTCATATTTTATCAAAGACAGCCCACCCGAAAGCGGGCTGTCTTTACTTATTATTCACTGATTAAAAGCTGCTCCAACTCTTCGATTTTCTGCTGAATTTTCTTTTGCATAAACTTGGCGAATTCCTCTAATAAAAAGCGGTTGGAAATCGTAAAGATGTCGCTATTATTGCCGTAGCTCGAAGCCTCCATAAACCGCAATTTATAAAGCGTTGTTTCAAAGGAATTTTCTTCTCTCAAATGGTCGGCCGCTTCATCCAGCTTATCCATAGCGTTGATGAATGCGGTACGCTGACGGGAAATCTCCTTTTTCCGTTCAAGGTCGGCCAGACATTTCTCCAGCTCTTTTGTCTTACGGTTTATCTCCTCTTGCAGCTTGGCCGCTTCGTCCTTTTTAGAATTTTTCCCTTTACCTTTGGCGGGTGCATCGGTCGGCTTTTCCCCTTTCACAGGTTGTTCTTTAGGGGCTTCTTTTCCCGCCTTACCCGTTTCTTTCATTGTCTCAACTGCTTTTGTCACTTCTTCACCGATTGTTTTTACTTCTTTTTCCATGTTTGTAAAATTTAAAAAGTTAATAATTAATGATTTATATAATAGTGATTAATCTATTTCTCTAATTTGTGCACCTGGCTTTCCGCAAAGAGATAGCACAGCGGAAAAAAGTCCTCTTTCGCATCTTCTTCCCGACCTTGTTTTTTCAGTTCCTCGATGCGTTCCCGCTCCGCTTTCGATGCAACGGGCATTCCCCATATAAGTAGTGCTTTTTCACCTTTACGGACGGTGAAACCCGCTTTCTTCCACTCCTTGAAAGTCTTTAGGTTGGTGTACCCCTGACAAGCGTAGTAAAACCGTAACAGACCGTTTACCGTGTCGTCCTCGTTGCCCATGTATTCGCCCATCTCCCTGCGGGCGACCAAAGACTGCGACAATGTTTTTAACTGCTGCCTTTTCAAAATCCGTGCTTCACGTTCTTTCTTTTCATCTCTTTCCTTTTTCATAATCCTATGTATTAAAATGTTATGTATTAAATTATTACGCCTCTATGATTACAAAATCCTCTACCGACTGAAAATAGGGGTCGGCCGTTGAAAGAAGTTCCCACTTTTTGCCGTTCGCATCCCGAAAAAGAATACTTAGTTCCCTGATGCCGTCAAACTTCTTTAGTACCTTATAACCTTTGAAATATTTGTTCAAAACCTCGATAGCCTGTTTGTAAGTGAATGTTTTCATAATGCTGCAAATTTTATGTTGAACCTTGAGCTTCCGGGTGTGAGCCTTATCTAATTGGCTGTTTCCCTGATTGGAGCTTTTTTTTTCTGCGTCGCCTGTCGCTACGCGGTATGTTTCGCCTTTTTTACGCTGCATCAAAAGGTGTTGTAAGGAGCAAGAGCAAGTTTTTCAGAAAACCGGAACGGCTTGAATACTACCCAAAGGGTGGAGATTTTTTATGAAACGCCAGCCCGAACTTGAGCCAGTGATGTCAACATTTACCTTTGCAGCACAAAAAAGCGAAACTGCGTGGTGATAGGAGACAGAAATAAAGGGCGACAATCAGAAAAGGAAACAGCCGCAATACATAGTTGAAAACTATACCGCTCTGCCCGGTCTATCCTCTGAATGGGTAAAACCGGGTGTAGCCTGCATGGGTGCGAGTAAATACAATAAGCCACTGCTTATTACCGCTAAAACGCGCAAAATCCGTACCGAGGAGATAGATTTTCCACCTATTTTCTCGGTGCGGATTTTGCGCGCCAGGACGTTAGTTAACAAACGTTATAAAAACTCTATCTTGCTAAGCATAAGAACATAACACTCTGCTTTCCATCCGAATGGAAAGAGAAACGGAAGTTTCTCCCAACCGCGCCCTATCCCAAAACGCAAAAAGAAACGCAAGAGATAAGGAAATATGATAGGCGGTGCACCCCCTCGAACGTTTATCCTGTCCTCAAGTGTTGCGGCTGTCCTTACAAAGATTGCGAATCCTGTTATATGTATTGCGAATCCTGTTATATGTATTGCGATTGCTGTTGCGAATGTATGTAAGGTTAATCAGATACGCGCATCCACGAACCCGTAAGCCTGCCTAAGCAAATGCCCGTACTTCGTCCATACGCGTTTATCCACCGCGTCTCCGAAATGAGTGGCTTCTTCCGGAAGAATGGACTGATTACGCTCACTGCGTTTGTCCTTGGCAAAACGTCCTTCACGGTCTTCGATGACACGGGTGTTATTCATGGAGATAAGTGTGTACTTGCATTTTGAGCCGTTGAAACGCTTCTTTGGGAACCGCTCATCTTTCTCTGCCAGGATGGAAGCCCAAAGCAAATACTTATCATGTTGTGGCGGTTCCATTCCTGCATGGGTGTGCTGTTCCACCGTCCACCCGTGTTTCTCCAGGCGCTCAACGGCAAGCTCATTGTAGGATTTTTTGTTGTTGGCACGGCGTGCATCCCCGTAGCGGTCACGGTAATAGTGCACGTGCTTGTTGATATGGTTACGATAATAGTGGCAGAACTTATCCATCAGCGCGTTCACCATAGTGTCGTCCTCTTCGTCACGCTTGACAAAGAACTCATTGATATTGTTATCCACCGGCTCACGTGTCAACAGTTTCGTCACGAAGTCATAGTTACGTTCCTGACCCACTTCAAGGAAAGAAGCTGCCGAACCCCAGTCAGGTGTCAGCTCTATCGGCTGGTTCGGATTGCAATCCAGGTCACGACGGCTGTCATCGTTATTGCCTAACCGTTTCCAATCGAAGCCGGTATCCTCGGCAAAGTCCCGTATATAGTCGTCATTGGTCGCGTTGTAATACACATGCCGTTCATCCAATTGGTAATAGCAGCTATCAATCTTATCCACCATATAGTTCAATATCTCAATCATGAAGGAAAGTTTATCCATCACCTTGTACTGGTTCAGGATGTAGTTCATGCCCACATTAGCTATATTGTCGAAGATAGAACCGAGGATAAATAGCGTACCGTCCCGTGAGACGAATGGTGTAATGCTTTGACGGAGACGAACGGTCTCATTCCAGATTTCCTTGAACAACCCTGCATCACCGGCAATGCGTGCATCAATAAGCTGCATCTGTAACCGCACAATCTTGTTCCAGACATCGAACAGCCGGATGTCTCGTTCCTCTTCATAATATTTGGCAGGCTCAAGCAGCCATTTCTGTTCGGGAGTATAAGGCATGGAAGATAAGAAGGTATTTCCGTGATGCTTCAATACCGGATGCTCCGATTTGCGTCCGAAAATATGCTCATTACCGCGGTTGGTAGGCGCAGCTTCCTGGTCAAATTTTTCCTTATCGAGCGTCAGCGCTTCGTCGGTGATGTTGTAGTCGGCATTCGGGCCACGACTGTTGCCACCTTGAGTAAGGATATAGAGCATGTGCCCGTTGCTGAAGCTGATACCGTATTCATAAGACATGATGTGCTCATAGGGTTTGTACCATCCCTCAATGGGGCGGCGACAAACTACATAATCGCCGGTCTTGCTGACCGGGTCCCATTGCTTGTAACCGAGCATCTCCAGCATCTTGAAAGCTGAAGGCAACGTTTTAGTGAGCGCCTGGCCGATGGTGGCCTGGGTGAGTGTGGTAATGCCGCGCGGCATAAGCCGGATATTGTCATCTATCACAGCGCCGGTAATGAATGATTTACCAGTGGCGCGTGAATAGATGACATATCCGTTCCTATACGGCATTACCAGAAATGCGGCCTGCGCCGGGTTGACTTTGATGACCTCTTCCCAAACGTTCTCGTCCATTCTCCTGTCGTATCAATAACGAGGGAATACAATGTAGTTCATACCTTCGGAAGAAGTCATACGAGGCATAGATTGCCCGGTGTCCGCAAGTAACTGCGGCACTTCATCCGGTTTGAACTTAGCGGACACGGTACAGACAATCTGTGTCTTGCTGACTGATACCATATCGATATGCTTATGGTCAACCAGGTAAGAGATAAGCCGTTTATTGGTTAATTTCTTCATAATGTTTTCTGAATTTTGAATTAACAAACGAGTAGTTTCTTACATGCCAGTACGGTTTACCGGCTTTCTGCTCCCGTTGCCGGGTATCTTCTACCGCCCGGATAACAGCCTCTTTTATATTCAGTTCACGAAATGCGGAATGAATTGAATGCTGTACCGGCGAGAGGTTACAGGTATCAATGCACATCACAATTGTAACAATCAATGTATCAATCATATTTCCATATATTTATGAGTTCATAATTTCTTCCGCCTGTACATCGTCAATGGGTGTGTACATCGAATCCACCAAAACCTTTTGCTCTTCCTGTGAAAGATTGCGGATGGCATCCAGAGGAATATCCACCTTTTGCCCCATACTGTTGATTTGAATATAGAAAACATTCTTCTCCATACGGCGTGGGTCCTCAACCGAAGCTGGTTTCTCGCCAATCATCTGATGCAGCACTTTTTTGGCATTGTTCCATTGCTTGAGGTCACCCTTGAGTTTACAATCCCGGATAAGTTGTACCTGGTCCTTTATCATCCAGGCAAACCAAAAATCCCAGTCAAACTGATGCTGTGTCTTGAACAGTTCTTTTGCCAGGGCGATATCCTTGCGCACCTGTGTACGTGAGATACGGTATTTTGCCAGCATGATATTGATGATATGGCTCTCGTTCGGATAATCGTCCAAAAGACGGGCTATCTGTAACACCCGGTTGCATTGTACCTGCAAATGTTCCGGTAACGGACTGTTTTCAGGGTCAATGATGTGCTGGCGGATAAGCTCGTATGACTGTTCCTCCAGTGTGGCCTTGCTTTTGGCTGCTGTCAAATTACTATTCATACTCAAGATACTGCTGTTGCGATTTAAAGAATTTAATCAGCTCCTGCTGTGCCGGATTACTGCCATTGACGGCGGATTTGATGATTGCTTCACGTATTTCGACCATCTGACGAAGATGCCCGCGATAGAAAGCCGCCCGTATTTCAGTACCCGGAGTTCGGAGTTCTTGGGTAAAATCCGTTTCGTCCACACCGATATTAATGGCAATCAAGCCCGGTGGGATAAGGCGGTAGGCCATTTTTTCTATTTCATCACTTTGCTGCTGCGTCAAATTCATCATTTAACATCTTAAAGTCAAAATCAAAAATGTCCGGACTGGTATGGATAATCCCACGTTCCAGTTTCGGATTATGAGTGGCATTTTGGCTGCCCACTACGGTAATCTTCCAATTCTCATTATATAATAATGCTACCTTCGCATGCAACGCCAGGCAGCGATAACTGTCCGGGAATGTAGTTACCAGATAATCGAATGGTTTGGGTGAGATGCTGCGTACCCGATTGTCTATCAGAAACCGTACCGACAACAGTTCACCCGCTTCCGTCTTGCGATGAAGCGCCGCAATACTGTCCATGGATATGGAATAGGTAGTAAGCAGCAGATGTGCCGGACCTGTCTGTTTCAGAATATAGAAAATCAGTTGAATAAGGTTGAATGCCCCTGAAGAATAGAAATGTTTGTCCCTGCCGGGTACCAACATCCCCATGGCATCCGGATGCAGCAGTTTTTCCGCAACCAGGTCATGGTCGGAAATTGCCGCATCCGTTTGGCGAAGAGGGAGCGCATTGTCCTTCATGCTCTCCGTCGGCGTCTCATTCATATCACCGCAACACACCAGCATTATTGCAGTTCGGCCAGTCTATATTCTATTTTTTCTACCAATGCTTCCTGTTCGGCAATCTTCTTCTCGTATTTCACACGTTTCGGGCAATCAGGAAGAGGATTTTCTTTACCGTCTTTGGGCTTGCTCTCCGAAGAATACAGCAACATATTCTTTGCTTTGGTTATCTTACTCTTGGCGTTGGATTTCGCTTTCTTCAGTTCTTCTATCGACAAAGCACTGATGTCGGTATCGTCCGATTCGGCGTCCGGATGTTCTTTAGGGGCATCCTTCTCTTTATAGAGTTCGTCCAGCTGTTCTTCAGACGGCAACTCCTTGTTTTGCTCAAACTGCCTTTTGACGGTTGCCAGCAAAGTCATGCGTTTGGAGAGATAACCTATACGAGCGACAATATCCTTGCGTTCTGCACATACAGCCTGCGTATTGGTCTCACCCAGTTCGGCAAGCAACCGGTGCTGGCGTGAACGCTCATTATAGCATTCACGGAAATCATAGATGATTTTGGCAATAACCGGCGGATAGGCAGGCTGCTCATCCGCTTCACGCGCCAGTTCATTTTCCGCAATGGCAACAATGGCTGCCGCCGTTTCTTCCGTAACTGTTTCGGGACGCCCGTCATTACCCGGTACCGCATCATCCGCCAGGTCTATATTCTCAAATCGCGGGTCGTCGGGATGGTACCACACTTTAATCATTTGACGGATTTCATACTCCAGCTTCTCACGGGTATGCGGCTTTTCTCCTTGTCGGGCAAGGCGGGCGGCAACAAAACCTTTATATCCGGAACGGGTAAGGATATTCACACCGGTACTGTAGTCCCGTTTCTGCGAGTTCAGCCATTTTATGCCGTCCCTGCGTGCCTCAATGTAGCTCTTTGTAATCTTTGACATTGTACGTTGATTTTTAATGATATGCAAAGCTATTGCGATTTTTGTTGCCAGGATAGGACAAAACAAAATGTCCGCCTCTGCCGGAAAGCAAGAGACGGACGCGGTAAACAAATAACAGATAAATGAAGAAAAAAATCATCCTCCGGCTTTCACGGTAAGAAGGTCTTCCGTATCACCTTCATATACACATTTGCGTGGCGCCGTGAAAGTATAATGGAGCGTATTCTGGTTACGGGCGGTGGAACTTGCCCCGGTAGTGGCTCCATCACCGGATGCACGAAGTGCACCGCGGCGCTTGTCGCCCATCAGATAGTTTGTGCCGTTATTATCGGTCACAATAAAGAACATCTTGCGTCCTTTGGTGGCATTTTCAAAACCGAATATCTTTTTCCGCATTTTGGCAGAAATGATATTCAAGTCCATTAAAAATGATTCGCCGCCGCTTTCTCCCTGGTCGGTAATTTTGAACTCGGCCAATTCGTCAGTGAAATCCATCTTGTATGCACGACAATTTTCCTTCATAACAAGATCGCCGACCAAAGTTCCGGCTTCTTCAAGAGAAAGAGGGGATTCTGTTTTTTTCGGATAGTCCGGCCATGTGGCCACATCCGTATGATAACCGAAGATAACGGACGGTATAATACCGCCCATGTTATCCTGGTTCTCACAGTCCATTGCCTCATTGATGTCATCAAGGGCAATACATAATTTAGGATCTACTTCTGCCATAATTATAAATCTTATTCTTTAACAACATAAGTCCCCGTTACCTTCTCTACCTTACCCGCAGCGGGTGTCTTTTTCTGCACGGCAGGGGTGGTATATCCGGCAGCTCCCTGGAATTCGACGGTATATTCCTTTCCACCGGGAACAGCTACATACGTGCCGGAATCGCGCCAGATTTCTTCGCCCTGGATACGCCATTTGCCACCGTTGGCTATCGCTTCGTCAGGCGTAATCATTACTTCGATATACCCAAAAGAATTGGTTCCTTCCGGATCTACCGGACGGTCATTGACGCAGAATTCGGATTTGTGTACCGACACGAATTGGAAGCCGATCACATACTTGCCGGCAGCATCAAAGGTATAGGGATTGCCGGACATGAACGGCTTGATAGACTTAAAGTCGCTCTCCTTGTCAAAACCGTAGCAAACATTCTCTTTCGTAGTCAGCATAACGAACTGGCTGCCATCGGGAAGGTTCGGAACACGTACTAACTCGCAACGGTTGTTGGAGCCGAGGAGATGCTGCGTATCGGAAGTATCTTCCTTGAGTCCGATAACAATGGTACCCTCATCTTTGCGCCAGTCATCGTACATATCGCCCAAATCATCGGAAATAAACATCTTAATGTTCTTCTTACGCTTGAAAGTACGCGGCATGTGACGCCACATTTCCAGTAATTTCTCTCCGATATCGGCACGGGTTAACTCACCGGTGGTGTAAACGTTGCCTTCAACACTGGAGATGTCACCCACCGCTTCGCCTTCAGTGATAATGGTACCGATACCGTCAAAAGAGTCCTGAATGTCCGTCTTTTCTTCATCAGCACTGTATTTTGCCGTGAAAATAGCAAATAACAGGTCATTGGATGCCAATTCGTGACCGTGGTTAATCAGCCATAATTCGAACGGATGCTCCTTACGGAGTGTTCCGGGAACTTCTGCGATATAGGTACGACGGTAACGTTCCGGTTCATCGGACATCTCCATCACGACAGGACGCACTACCAGGCGGCGGGGAACAATCTTACCCAGGTACTTACCGGCTGTAAATTTACCGGTATACTTGCCGGAGATGCTTCCGCCCTCCACCTTACCGAGTTCTAATGAATCTGTAATACCCGGTACCGGCGTGAAATGTCTCAATACCTCTGAAGCGTCAAGCTTATCGACCGCCTTCAGGATATCCTTGTGTTTTTTTACCGCGGTCAGAACGGCGGTAATGTCAATAGGTGCTTTAAAATCCATAAATAGAAAAGTTTAGATGTTATTCATTCTCAAAACTATTGATAGGGTCCGTAGCAATGTCTGCGAACTTGTTATCCTCATTCGCTTCCTGATGGCTGGCCGTACCTGTTCCCGGTATCTTGCCGACAATATTACGGATAACCTGTACCTTAGCCTTGTTGTCAGCGGCATTCTTAACACTGTCACTCAGGCTGTCAAGGTCATTTACTACTGCTGCCAAACTGTTTTCGGCTGTTTCTTTGGCTGTGTTGGCAGTCTCAAAATCATGTTCAGCTTTGGTTTTCGCATCGTTGGCAATTTTAATGGCATCATTGATGGCCTTCAGATTCTCTACGGTAAGCAGTATCTTACCGTCTTTTTCCTCAACACCTTCACAGTTGAGGATTTGGTTGATGAAAGTAAATTCTTTACGCATGGAAATAACTGTATTTGAATTAGAAATATCGGTCTTGTTACCGGTAGAAAGCACCCCTTTGATACCGTTGATAATCTGGGAAACTAAATTTTTGTCACCGCTTTCCGGTTTCTCTTCAGAAGCAATAACCGGCAGCGGCAGGCCGAGTGCGGTAAAACAATCGGTTATTTCATTGGTCACCTGCGGCTTTTTATGGGTACCGGGAATGACTTTATCTATGAACCCCCATTCCTTGGCTTCGGTAGCGGGCATCCAACGTTCCTCTTCCATCAGCGTGATAATCTCCTTCAGGGTTTTGCCGCTGCGGTTGATATACTTCTGTGCAATCATCAGGTCAATGGCCTCGGCGCTCTTCTTCTTGTTCTGCAATTCCTTGATAGCGTTTTCAATCTGATCAGCATTGAGGTGTCCCCAAATGTCGATTCCTAAACTACACTTATGTGCCAGCCACATACCGTCCTCGTGCATTTCAATGGACTTGGCGCCGAACGCCAATATGGTAGCGGCCGAAGCGTTGAAGCTGATAAATTCCACCGTCACGTTACCGTGCTCGGACATGAGACTGGACATGGCAACCGCTTCTGCCACATCACCGCCCGGACTGGAAACCTTCAAACGTACAGGCTGGCCTTTTGCTTTGTCCAGAAAGTATTTCAGATAATTCTTATTGTACCAATACCGGTCAATACTGCCGAATAGTGTGATAACCGTCTCGTTCATATAACTTTTTTACGCAAAGAAAAGCGCAAAAAAAACAGCACCCAAGGACACCGGGTACCGTCAAATATGGAATAAGCCTTCTTTTTACGCTTCCAAATCTTCCATTTCCGCTATATAAACAGTAGGCTCATCCTGAACGCAACTGAAGGTGAATGTCGTGCCGTTCCGGTTTGTAGCCGTCTGTCCGCTGGTCTTATTTGTATTGAACTGTAACAGCGCCTCTTCCTGACCGCACCAATGAACCTCGCCGTTTCCGTCAACCGCCAGTACATACCACAATCCGCGTTCCAATACTTCAAGCAACTCCCGGTTTACCGGTGACAGTTTCGGGATGACTCCTTCAACCCTTACCGACCAGGCATCACCCGCATCTCCGTTTTCCTTGTCCTCAGAGAAGGAATAGGTATCATCCGCATATATCGGAAGGGAAATGATACCGTCACGGTCACGCAGTTCCAGATAATTCAGGCTTGTAACATAATCCTTGCGGACCCTCAAAAACGAGGACGGCGGAACGGCAAGAACCTGCAATAAGCCACCGATGTTTTCAAAATCATAGTTTATTATTTTCATAGGCTAATTTTCCTTGCTGGGAAATTGTCCCAAACTCGGACAACTTCCCCAAGATTATACGGTTAATAAAATCTAAAATTGTTGTATTCTCCACCTTTTTCCGATATCCATGCCGGTTATATTCCCTGCGAATGGTATCATACGGCCATGTGTCCTCATCGAATCCGAAACTATTCTGAAAATTACGGATAGCGGTTGAGAGTGGAATTCCTACACTCACATGAGTATCGAGATAGAGGAAAAGCATCTGTTTGATGCGCCGTTCCACTTTGTTTCCGAATGCCACCACTTCAGTATTCGACAAAGCCCATCCGTAGCGGTAAAAATCATCACGACGTATCTCCACCGCTACATGGGTGGTATAGCGATAGAGGTTTCGGTACCTGTTTTCATAGCGGCCACGTTTTGACAGCCGTGAAAGGAAATCATTTTGCAGTTCCTTGTCCGATGACAGGTTGACTATTTCATTCCAGGTGTCATCCGGGGCGTTGAAATTATGCAGCAAAAACTGCCTGACGTACGGTTTACAAGGGAGCCAGCAGACGAATCGGTCTTTCTTTGTCATTTAAAGCGTTGATTTTTACACAAATATACAAAATACCAAGAATATAACCAAACCCTTGCACGAATATAGTACAAAAATCGTGCGGCAGTACTTTTGTACATGTGTGTTTTGTTATATGGCTAATTTTCAACTTGTTATATATGTACAAAAATCGTACGAAACCGTACAAAATCTTCTGTTTGCGTACTTTTGGGCATTTTTTTGAGAAAAGTACAATTCGTGCGCTATTCGTGCATAATTTGTACGGATTTTGTACGATTATAATAATTTGTGTATCAGTATTTTGTGTGATTGATTTTGCACGTCCGTACAAATGCACGATTTTTTTTCCATTTTTTAAGGTAGTCTATTTTTAAAAGAAGAATAAAAAAAAGAATAATATACCCCTCCAGAGATTCTGCGTCTGTTTTCGCTTTCATGCACGTTTGTCCAAATCGTTATTATGACGGGTTGGGGGAGAGGGGGAAGGGGTGAAAGAAAAAAATAGCATCCGACTGTACTCACGCACAGTCGGATGCAGACAAATCTCAATATGTACTTTCAAGAATACTCCGTGTTATGTTTTCCCAGACTGGCCGTCATAAAAAATCTTCCGGATAGAACACTTTGCAAATGAATTCGTATTCACGGGGTATGGAACGAACTCCTACAGCCACACACAATCCCCGTGCGGCCATTTCATACAAGCGCTGGTTGGTGAGTACAGCTCCACGAAAATTATAGTTGCTACAGAAAATAAAATAGGCCGTTGACAGGTCTATACTGTACATGTCATTCGATATGATTTTCGCCGCATCCGAAGGGATAAGGGCGAAACCGAGACGTACCGCCAGACGGCTCAACAGTCTCTTACGCTCAGCCGGTTCCGGAGAGACGACTACAAATATTTTGTGTTCTTTTTTTAGCATGATTCTTTGCGTAATTCGTTGAAAATATGTATCTTTACATCATAATAAATTGGCATGGTCTATCTTTTTCCTTGTCTTGGGATAAATCGGTTTGCAGAAGGTTTAAAGCCGGTTGTCCGCCGTACATACTCCATATCATCCGACAGTTCCAATTGTCCCATATATTTGTTATAAGGTTGCTCTGCAATGAGAGTCTTCACGATGTCCCGAAACAGTGCCAGGTCCTTTCCCTGGCAGCGGTCTGAAATACGAAACCGGTAACCTTCCGGCAAATCAATGCACATCAGATATACCGCATTGTAGAATGCCATGAAACGTTGCGGAGCCATGTCGTAGAGAGGCACAAGCCTGGCTATGATATTGGAATACGTCTCGTTCATCAGAATGCAAGTTTGTTGTCCGGATTGCTAATTGATGAGTCAAACGGGTCATTCTGGGGGGACTGTTCTCCAGCTGTCTTTCCTATGGTAAAGTATTCCACTCCACCGGATTTATCATCTATAACCGGTTTCCCATCCTTGTCCAGAAAGAGAGGTAAGCCACTCTTGGCATCATACTTGTGCGGGTTGAATACCCAGCCTTTCCATTCGCAATATTTTTTTATCTTGTCCTTGAAGGCGGTAGAAGTAATGTACTTGCGCTGCTGCGGATCATAGTTACAAAAATTATCATAAATCTCCTTGCGAGGGGTACGGCGACAGTGTTCTTCACTGCTGAAGTATTCATCCGCCCAGGATATGATGGTCTCTCCAATCTCCTGCCTTAACTTACGCTGTTGCAAGCGTTCGCCCGGTGCCTGTACGACCCCGAATCTAAGATAGAGTTGTATGCAATTGGCCAGCATGTTCCAGGTCAGGTTCCATTGTGTGAAGTCCCATTCGGAAAAGAATAGTACCCCGAAATCATCCATGGGTTTGTGCTTGTCATTATAAAAATCGGAAAAGGCTATCAGCCATTGCCGGTCGGTATAACTGGAACCGGTACCGCGGATGGCATGGTTAGTGGGGATATATACTTTGGGCGATTTAGCGAATGGATAAGTGATACGTGCGCCTCCTTTTTTGTTTACGGTCCAGTCCCCGGTAAGATTGGGAAACAGAAATTCGAAATTGAAATTCAGCATGACATCGTCGATGAATACCAGGCGGGTACGTTCGTCAATGTCATTCCAAATAAAACTGTCGTTGAAAATATCCGTCCGTTTTCCGGATATATAAACAGTATCGACAACCTGGCGCATCAGCTCGCCGACAAGTGACTTACCGCTACGTCCATTGCTGTCACCAACTTCTGACTGTTTGCCGTCCATACCGATAACAGCACGTGTCACATTCGCGTCTTTGCATTCCATCAGCATGTAACCGATAGCGCACATCTTTGAAAGCAAATGAAGATTATTTTCGTAGATTTCGTTTTCCTCAATTTCTTCCGGCTTCTTTCTCCAAGTGAAATTACTTGTATTAATCAGGAACTGAAGATAGTGGCATTTCTTGCCGTCCGAAGAGAGTTCATAGTCATATTTGCCATCTTTCTCCCTGAAAACAATGAGAGGGCGGCCGAGATACTTGACATCAGTGTTTTTTCGCTGTTCATCCCATATCTGGTGGGTGATACTTTCATAACCCACTTCCTTGACCTCATGCTGGGTAATATGCCAGCAATGGTCACGGAAATAGAAATATTGCTCGTCACGTGACGGAGAGATAAAATTCGGCTGGATGAAAGCGAGCCTTGACATCTGGAACGGCCCGACATATTGCGAACCACCCTTAAGCAGCTGGTTGTTAACGAAACGGCTGCAGTTCTGTTCGGCAAAGGCAAACATGAAATCGCGTGCGTCTTCCACGTCAATAGTCCGAACTACTGGCGGTTCCAGATGAATATATGTCCAGAGTTTGGTATCGAGCAGGCGATAACGGCCGATACCCCGGTTCTGAAAAAAGGTTTTGGCAGCCACATAGTCATATTCAAACACCGGTACTCTGTTGCCGTTTGTTTCTTTATAGTCCTCATTCCAAAACTTCTCATCTTCATCATAGGGTAGGGCAGATACCAGTTTACCGTTCTCATCAAATTTCCATGCATAGCGGCCAAAGATAAATTCCGGAAGTTCCTGCAGGACCTCTCGATGTTGCTCGGCAAATTTCTCATGGCTGTGCAGGTTCCATAATTCCCGTAGCTTCTGGTCATTCCATGTAGTGATTTTGAATACTTCTACATATTTACCCATCCCTGATTTCTCGTTGCAGGCAAATTCCAAGTCTTCGGCCAGTTCCTCTTCATGGCCGGCCAGTTTGTCGGCCAAGAGGTCGTCCAGTCCCTTATCGCCTTCATCGTTCTTGTTGATGTGGCCTATGAATATTTCCACCATAATACCCCGGTTCTTCAGCATCCGCATGTAGTCCTTGAAATTACGGGCAGCGGAGAAAAAACACCGGGGACGCGTATCGACAGGAGTATTAAACTTTATATTATTGGAGAGGTCGTTCCAGTCCGAATCAAAGATGAAAGCCACTTCCTTGACTCCACAGACAGTGATTATCTTGACGAGGTCTTCCGGCAGTGCCCCTTTTTGTCCCAAGTTCTGAATACCGCTGACCGCTATGGAAGGGATGCCATGTTTACATGCTTTTTCCGCTTTCTTTTCTCCTTCCTGAATGTAAAGTCTTGGAAATTGCTCTTTCTTCTTATACAGCTGCCTCATACGCTCCGGAATGTATATAGGTGTACCGCTACCGGCAGGAGATTTATATTTGAACGGTTTTCCTTCCTTGTCTCGGTGCTCATCCGGAAACTGCCAACGAACACGATAATATACTTTGAGTTCCTGCTTGCCACGTCCCGGAAGTTTACGCATATAAGTGACCGGTATACCATCCAAGTCGTAATATTCGATAATGACATCATCTCCATCAACGATGTTACCGTATTCGTCAACGGTTCCCGGGCGGAAAGTCTTTGCCTCAAAAACGCTTTGTGTATCTCCTTTCTTGAAAATATGTGCCGTTACGTCCTGATAAGTCAGTCCGCTACCAGCGAGCATACGGGCACAGAATGTATCAACGTTCTCTCCTTTGGCTTCTTTACTCCGTTTCTTCATTTTAGCAGGGGTAGCAGGCTTTTTCTCAGGCTTGGGGTCAAGCAATACATTGAATTTGCGTGCCAGGTAATCACATGCTTCCAGAAACTGCATATCTTCCGCCCGTTGCAGATAGTCCAACGGCTCCCTACCTTTTATGTCCGGGCAACTGAAACATTTGAAAATCTGTTTGGCCGGAGAGATATGCAGTTTTTCCTGTCCATGGCATTTAGGGCATTCGCATTTATATTCACTACCTCGTTTCCGTAGTTCATGGAAATCACCGATTACATCAAGGAGCTTACCTTTAGAGGCTTCCTTGATTCGTCTTATATCATCTTGAGTAAAGTACATAAGGGTTTTATATATTGTCGCTACGAATTACATTGTTTTTGGAATTAAGCAATAGGACTTAAATCTTTCCAAGAAACAGTATATCTATCAAGTTTATTTTTCAATCGGGCATTCTCTTGTGAGAGCTGCCTGATAGTTTTATATGGTGCAAGATTGTCTTCCGTCATATGTTGTAATAATTATCAAGAACGAGATTAGTGCACTTTTAAACCTTTGAGCAACATTTTTGGCAAGGCATGCAAGTATCTTTTGGTGCATTGTTAAATTTTCATACATCATAGTCACTTTGCTTAAATTCATTTCATTTGGTTCTGATGCCAGTAAGAAATCATCTCACTCACATTACGAACCTTGATTTTCGCCTTGATATTCTCCCGATGGCGGTTCACCGTATGAGGTGATATGTGCAGTTCTGCTGCAATATCATCTGTTTGGTAGTTTTCGGCTATGAGCCGGAAAACATCCATCTCACGGTCGGTTAGTGCTGTGTCAAGTTCTGGGCGACAAATCACCCCTTCGTGTTCGCACTCACCTCGTAGTGGACACTTTACCTCCTCGAACACGAATAGCCCATCCTTGTTGATATCAAGGTTGTACTGGTCATACTCTCCGAAATTGCAGCGGATGAAGCGGTGGACTACCTGGAATTCGTAATGCCATCGATTCATGGTGCTACTGGAATAGAGTTCCATCAGCCTGGCATGCGCTTTGGGATAGCGGTCGCGAATGATGGCAAGCATATGTTCAATAGTTAGGCGGTCGGTGTCTTTAAGAGCTACCGCTGGCTGCCCGAACTCTTTCATCATGACATCGCCTTCGGGGGTATTGTAGAACTCAATGTTAGTTATCATCATGAGTTCCACTATGTGATGAGTTTGCAATATTTGCATGCTCCATTTCGTGAACTTGAACTACAGCTTTACGAATTAGTGCAGGATAAAATATACCTTGTACATCTACTTTGCACCCGTTTGTGAATTCAAAGTGTGCATAAATTTGTTCTGGCGTGTATTTCACATCACATGCTTTTAATTCTACCTTGAAAAACTCAAAATCTGCATAGGGATTACCGCCAAAGGGTACTCTTTTAAATTCGTCCATAATTTGATTGGTTATTAATTTTGAATTGTGAAAATGTTCTCATATAATTCTCTTTCCAAAGGTTTGAAAGAGTCTTTTCTTAACTTGTCGTAGAATGTAATCAATGACATACCGCTTCTTTTTAGGAACTCATCACGGAGCTTCAGTCTTGTGGTTTTCTCCATTTGGTCGTAATGGTACTTAGGTGCCATTTTAGATGTTTTTTCGCTCATAATCTTAAATATTACAATTGTTATTATTATATTTATAACGCAAAGGACTAAAATAATAATCTAATATCAAAATATATATCTTATTATTTTAATCTAATATTATTATTTAAATCCAATATAAATAATGTAATATGTTTAATCCTGATAAAATACGAAGGCTATTTGAAGATAGAAATATAAGTCAAGCACAGTTTATAAAAGACACAAGTATATCTAAATCAAACTTATATGTTTGGCTCAATAACTCTTCGATTCCTGGTGCCGATAATCTGGAAATTATAGCGGATTATTTTAATGTGCCAATGGATTATTTTTTTGATAGAGATATAAACTCTTCTGGAATTAATATAGGTCATCAAGTTAAGGGCAATGGTAATAAAATCTCTGGAGATATAACTTTAAGCGAGTGCCGCAAAGAGATAGAGCATCTCAACGCTTTATTGGAGGAAAAAGAAAGAGTGATAACTGAGAAAGAAAGAACAATTCAAATATTAATCCAAAAGCAAAAGTAATATGGATAAAAAGACGTATCTCTATATTGTTGAAGCTGGTCAGTTCAGCTTTGAAGTGGAAATAGAAGAGCTATTAGGAAAAGTAGGAGATACTATTTGCATCAGCACAGACGGAATTGACCCAGATGGATTTGATGTTAAAATAACTTGTATTGAGGAAGATTACTATGTGTATTGTTCAATGCCAGATGTTGATTAA